TTATAGTAGCGGCGTGTGTCTTCTACTCTTTGTGCGAAGTAATTAAAAATATTTTGCATGTGTCTTTCTCCGAACGATAATAGCGAGCCAGTTTCCCAGCTCGCTTACATGATAAAGGATTCAATGGGTTGAAATTAGTCGATCTTGATGCTCTTAGGCTTCTGGTTCTCAGGGATGAAGTTTTCCAACCAGACTTTAAGAATGCCGTTCATCAACTCGGCATTGTTTACCACTACGGTATCAGCAAGAGTGAATGTGCGATTGAAGGCACGCTCTGCAATTCCCTTGTAGTAGTAGAACTCGGTAGCTTTATCCATATCACTGGAGTCTTTAGTCTTACCAGCGATGGTTAGCTTACCACCATCAAGCGTTAGCTCGATATCTGTCTTTGCGAATCCCGCAACAGCCATTTCGATAACATACTTGTTATCATCGACCTTCTTGATATTGTAAGGTGGATATCCAGGAAGGTTCTTACCGATACCATCCAACTGCGAAGATAGCAGCTTGAATGTCTTGTCGAAGCCGACAGAGAAAGGATCGAAAGATGATAAGCTTGGGAATTGTGCGTAGTCGTTCTTAGTCATAGTATGACCTCCTAGTATGCAAGGTTAAGTTATGTGACCCCGAGGGCATCACGGTTTTATTTATATGTAGCGAAGGAGATATATCCCCAACACTACACATAAATTCAAGAAGGTAGAAGCTGCGTCAATCAAGCGACCTTTCCGCGGTTCTTACCGATGTTGTATTTAGCTTCTAGCTTCCAATCATTCTTCTCCTTGTGTGTGAGAATTTTGATTTGGTTGAGTGAAGCGATAGGATCTTCCGATGCTTTAGGATCAACAAGGTCAATCAACTCCCATTCAGCGAGTAGATTTGCGATCTTGTTCCGACGGGCCTTGTCGTCATCAGAGAAGTTGGTTGGTTTGCCATCAAGCGCGAATAGTTCCTTGAAGTGGACCACATAATAGCGGCCCTGCTTGTGAAAGATATGGCAAGATTGATAGAGTGTGGATTTTTCTGCGGACGCGACACCGATGCGGCTGAGCGTTTCGCGAATCTTTAGGAAATCTTCTGGTGTCTTTAGTCGTACCTCAATCATGGATTCAATAATGGATTGCATTCTGTTCACCTTTTGCCAAGTAACAACCTGATCTGGTCTACTTGGCTGGGTGTCAATACCGTCAGTGCTTGTTTAGCTTCTGAACGCCCATAGCCGAAGAACTCCATAACCAGGTCAACAGAATCGTTCTTTTCTTCTTTTTGCCACTTGGCAAACTTACGGTTCTGTTTCCTGATTATATTTATAAGATACGAATATTGCAACAATTTATCAAGATGACCACGCATGTTCATCTCGTTGGCATAGAGGATGCAGTCTTGATGATACGATAGCGATCGGTTGGTAAGAAAAGGCACGTATGCCTTTTCATCTTCTTCACCATGCCCACGCATCATATTTGATTGCTTAGGCTTCATAATCGAGTTGACGTAATCGAAAGGACTAGTCATAGCGAGCTTTTTGATACGAAGCCCTTGAATGGAGTACCGTCCGCATTTACGACGACCTTCTCAATAAGATCACCATTTGGAGAAATTATCTGTGGCAGAAATCCATTGAACTGGATTGAACCGGTTTCCATATAGTGATTTATGATATCTTCCTTGGTTGCATTTGCGAGAGGATGCGAACTAGGAAATTCACATCCTGATCGCACATTTTCATCATATCGCACCGTTGCTAACACTTTAAGTTTTGCCTTAAACTTCTTCTCACAATTCTCTCTTTCGCCTTTGATTCCCTTTGGATTATCAAAACAAGCTTTAGAATCAACAAAAAGCGTAACATATCGAATTGATCCATCTGTTGGCAACTTGTCACGCAAAACATCGCTTATTCTGACATCCTTTGATGCAAACGGTACGTCAAAGTGTGAAGTGAACCAAGTAAGATGTGGTCTTGTACCTCTCTTAACATTTTGTCCAGATTCAATAGTCTCAACTGTGCCGTCAATTGCATCATAAGAACTTCTCTTCAAAGCCTTTTTCATCATCTTCTTGATGTTCGTTGCAGAAAATTTGCCATGAATCTTATAGAAATTTAAGTAGCGAGAAAATCCATCTTCAGATGCTTCGAATAGATCACGCTGTACGGAGTTTATGAAACTAGATTCAATGTCTATCATTTCTAATGGCTTAGATACAGTGTGCTGCATATTCGACTCTGTACCATGAGCTTCGAGGGCTTCATAGTTATTGTATTTAAAAAGATCGACAAGAGCGAAATTATATTTGCTGTTTTTTGTTGCAACAAAAAGCTGCTGTAGGGCCGTAATACGGTGCCTACCAGAAAAAAGCCAATACTTCTTCTTTGAATGTGGATCATCGCGTAAGATTTCTGCCATTCGCTTTGCAGGAATTTCTACAACGTACAAACGCTGTTGTGAGTGTAGCCATCCATCTTCCGAACTCAAGCTGAGTGAGAGTCTAGCAACATGTGCAGCATCAACAGGAGTATGTCTTCCGCCAATGTTTTTCTTTGAGGAGAAGAACTCAAGATCAATCTCTTCAAGAGGAATAATTTTCGTGTCGATATATTCCATTCCGGTCGAATGTACGCCTATAGCCAGGAATCTCTTTCTGGTTTCATCGTCTTGAAACTGGAGTGTATCAGGAAGATCACGAGGCGGACAAAAAGACACTGATTTGGCTACATCATAAAGTGACTTGCTGTTTATCGAGAAAACATTGTTCTCTGTGCCGAACAAGGCATCTTCAATGGTCTGTAAATTTAAAGCTTTTGTTTTAGAGACTTTCATATTGCACCTTCACTTTGGTTTAATAGATGAGAACCATTCTCAATCTATAGGCATATCATATCAAACTTTTTACGGGTTGTCATTAAATTTTTACAAGCAGTACTGTCTGCTATTGCTTGAACCTACAATCAATCATAACCTGGGTCATACATGCAGCCAGATTAATTTCTTGGTCAACAACAAATGCGGCTTTATACTGATAATCAGCCAAGATAACAACCAACTGTGGTACAGAATCTTGATCCATAAAATCATAAGCGGTATCATACAGAGAACGAAACAGAGTATTCACGTCCGCGCTAGAGTTGTTGCCAATCCACTTTCGCATGTTCTCAAACTCACGGTTCTTCAAACACTTGACAAGTTCCTTGATATCCACATTGTCAACGGACGCAAGGATACCAGCGTCAATCTTACCACGCGCAGCATACCGCTGGAACTCATTGAGAACTCGACGCCAATCGGGCAGATGCTTCTTGATTACCTCAGCGACAGCACCCTTATCATACTCAACATTCTCGGTCTCGAGGATCCAAATGGATCTCTTCATAAACTCAACCGCGAGAGGACCAAGATGCTTCTTCTGGATCTTGAAGTCTACAACAGCGCACCGAGAATGTAGTGGTTGGATAATTCGGTTCTTGAAATTGCAGGTGAGAATAAATCCACAGTTACTTGAGAACTCTTCCATGAAGTTCCTGAGTGCGGGCTGCGTGGAACTAGCGTTGAGGTAATCTGCCTCATCCAAGATAACATACTTACGACCTCCACCAAATGATACGGTACCTGCATAATTGCGAATTTCGTTTCGCAGTGTGTCGATGTTGCCATTCATCGACCCATTGATAATCAAATAGTCAGCATTTATCTCATCAAGCATAGCGCGAGCGACGGTAGTTTTACCAACACCAGCAGTGCCAGCAAGTAGTAGATTTGGGATGCTGCCATCGTTTACGAATTGTTGGAATGTTTGCTTCAGGTCATCAGGTAGAATGCAATCTGCAATCTTATGTGGGCGATACTTCTCGACCCAGAGAAATTCTTCACGCATGTTGGCTCCATCAGTTCCAAGAAGACACAGAATATCTCTGAAGGATCTTCTGTTCCTCTTCGGTCATTTCAAAAATTTCACGCATACCATCTTGCTTGATTGGAATAAGAACCATATCGCGACCATCTTTAGTGGTATACTTATTGTATTCTAATCCATCTTGAGGGAAAATGCAATACACTTTTCCTGCGCTATAATGTTTTTCTTTCGCGTTTGGTACGGAAACAAAAATCAAGCGGCACACATTTTGGCATTTGCGTAGTTGATTTGGCTTGATGGTAAATGCATCCTTGTAGACGAATGGTACCTGAGTTTTAATCTCGGCCCATTTACCATCTATCAATGCATCTTTGTGGCTGTCATATTGGTCGATAGAAGCTTTGACCTTCATATCTTTTTCACTATACCAATTTAATACGATACTCTCGCCTGCGCGACCGAGCTTCGACTGCTTGCTATCTTCTGCCATTTCACATGTCCATAATAAAGAAGTAGGAGCCGAGGCTCCTACCGATTAGGCATCAAAAGAAGAACCAGATTCTGTTGCAACCCAGTAATGGCAAATGTCATCAGTGGATGCAAAGTATGCGATACCCTTTGAAGATACCTTCACATCGTAGTCCTTACCACCCATGACCTTGAGGTTATCAACCTTAAAGATCATC